AAGAGAACATTCTTGGACACAGAGTCTCTTTGGCAAGGTCTGAAGGAATACATATCAATTAACCAAAGCTATTTGGACAACCATATTGCCCAGGGCATATTAACACTCAATGTAAATGCTTTGGATGATTTTGATATTGATGAGTTGATTCGATCCTCCCTCTTTGAACCCACATTGGATTGGTAAAATGAAAAACCAAGGTATATTTAATTCTAAGGCAAAGCTCAATGAGGATAAGGTCAAACTAATTCATGCCTTAAAGAGAATCAAGAAAGTAAAAAATGAGACCATTGGCAATCTCTTTGGTATCAAAAAAAGTACAGTAGCAGGCATCCTTCGTGGGTTTGCATGGAAACATGTACAGCCACCGACACCGGAGGAAGCCGCAAAATTAGTGGTAGCCTATGAGGCTTTGGAAGATGCTGAGAAAGAATACCTAGATTATCGTAAGGTTTCGCTGATGTCCGGGAAACAATCCATGAAGGAATTTTTAAAGAGTAAAAAGTCAAAGGTTACACTTTGGCTCATGAGACCCTTTAGCGATAACCAAGGTATCAATAACTTTAGATACTCAAGGGGAATTAATAAGTGAACAGGGAAGAAATTGTCCGCATGGCGAAAGAGGCTGGCCCGCTTGTAAGCACGCCGTTTGATGTGTGGTGCGAAAGATTCGCCGATCTCGTCGCCGCAGCAGAACGTGAGGAGTGTGCCAAAGTGTGCGAGGAGACAACGGCAGCATGGACACAATATCTCTACAACGAAGGGTGCATTGACTGTGCCAAAGCAATTAGGGCAAGGGGTAAACCATGATCAATATACTTATTAAAGGTGCGCAATACTCCGAAAAATATGGCAGCCATCCAGGCACCCCGATTTTAATTTTCTTTGTAACTGTAGGTGCCCTGGCAGGGCTAGATAAAGGAATCTATGGGGTTTGTCTCGGCGCAGGCACAATGCTGGTGTGGTTTGGTTCGTTGTGGCTAGTAGGGTGCTGGCATCGTGGAAAGTAAGGAATGAATAAGTGAACAAAACATATTGGGACTTAGCTAAGAAAGCAGGGTTTGTATTTTGGGATGATGATGAAAGCGAAGGCAGGGTAATAGACTGGGCTTCGGACTATGATGAAGAATTCCAAATATACACTGACCTGGTTATTGACCACATAGAGAGAAACTCCAAAGTGGAAGAAAGACCATGACACAATTTGAGCTAGAGCAAGCCATCATGGGAGCTTGGGGTATCATTGAAGACATTCAGCTACTCAGGCAAACCATAGAACACTTTAAATTACAACCCAAGGAGTACGACAACCTGGACAATTATCTTTTAGGTTTAGAAACAATCTATCAGAGGAAATTCGAGAATGTGTTTTCTCTCTTTGAGAAACTATTGTGGGAGACAAAGCATGGGAACTAACTTCTATGTAGTGACTAATGAGTGCTCCCATTGTGGGAGATACGACAAAGAATTACATATAGGCAAGTCATCCTTTGGGTGGTGTTTTCACTTCCAAGGTTACAAACACCTAGGGCTGGTCTCCTGGAAAGAGTGGAAGAAGTATCTCAAAGACAAAGAGATCAAGGATGAGTACGGTGACACAATGGAGTATTCCTATTTTGTCAACCTGATTGAAACCTACAAGTCACCTCACTATGTGCATGAGAATGGACACAAAAACCTTCAACATAACTTCCAAGGGCGTATTGACAAATTGCCTTGGTTTGATCCACAATTCGATTGGGACGACGAAGAAGGTTACCCCTTTGGTTCCCGTGAGTTTTCTTAACAGCAGGAGAGTGTAAATGAGTGTACGTTATCCTGAACATGACTGCTTTGAAGATTACGAAGAAGATAATGTTGTGACCGAAAAGACGACAAAAGAAGATATGATTAAGGCTTTGATTGAGCATGAATGTCAAACTATGACAGTCTGGGATCTGCTTAATTATTATAAACACAACAAGCGGAAAGAGTACGACAAGATGTCGGACAAAGGAATCGCAGAAATCCACAAGTGGTTTTTTTAAATGAAAACAGAAATTGAATTGAGCCATGATTGTATTGAAGAGATTGTAAGGCAGTCATTGATTCAGACCTTTGCAATAAATGATACCATTGAAGATGACTACAGTAGGAAACTCCACAAGGCACTAAAGAAAGTCATTAGACACTACAGTAACCCTGACCAGTGGGAAGAATTCAAGGATAAGTTTAATGTTTGAGATTATATTAATGGTCTTTTGGGTTGCATTGTTTGCAATCCTTGGAGTAGCCCTCTGTGGGCTTCTCACCTATTGGGTGGTTCTCTACTTTGCTTCAAAGCATGACCGTAGAGAATAATTAACTATAATGGACTTTGGTATTATGCGGTGTAAGGCTTGTGATATTATATTGGAGGAATATGAGTTAAATAGAAAGTGTAGTATAACTAATTCTTTCTTGGATTTGTGTTCTCAATGTGCCAATATCTCAGATCAAGTATTAGAAGATACTTATATTGAAGATGCTGGTAACACATATGTTACTTTTAATAATGAGGATGAATAAATGGTAATTGAAGGTGTAGTTGCTTTTTCTAATCTCACCAAGCACGAGGAATATCTTGGTCGCTCTACTGGAGCATATTCTTTGGTACTTGCTTTGAGTGAAGAAACTAAAGATCTCCTTATGTCCAAAGGGGTAAAGATTAAAGATTATAATGGTACTCCTCAACGGAAGTTCAAGAGCCAATACTTGGTAAAGGTAGTGGATACTGATAATAACCCTGTTGAAGGAGAGATTCCTTGGGGGTCCAAGGTACGCCTTAGTGTGTCTTTGGGTAAGGTCTCACCAGTCCACGGAGTCACTCCTTACGTACAAGCTGTACGGCTGGTGGAACGATCCGAGAACGACAAGGACAAGTTCGAGGAAGGTTTCTAAAACAGGCTCTAGGAGGCTCTGAGAGGGGTACCCGGTAGGTTGGTACTACCCTACCCCTCAAAACGTCTCCTAGGGCTTCCTATGCGGTCCTAGAGGCATGTTTGATGGCTGGTAGTAAGATGTTCTATGGTGTCCAAAGGGACAATGTAATTTTCTGGTCAGATCGTAAGATGACGGTTGAGTATTTTCATTGTCAGAACTTTGATTACAAGAAACCTGGTAGATTTATCAAGTTCTCTTCCTTGGAGGACAAAGCTAAGTTTGTTCTAATCAACCTAGAGGAGTTACTATAAGAGAACTATAAGAGTAACTTTAAGAGTTACACCTTTAATAAACCTTTAAGGTAAATATAAAAGATGTTTATAAGGCATGATAAATGTCCTAAATGTGGTTCTAAAGATAACTTAGGTGTATATGATGATCACTCTTATTGTTATACTCCTAATTGTGGTTACTGGGTAGGAACTAAATCAAGTATTAATTATAATACAGGAAATACTGTGCAAGTAGAATTAACTGGTGTTGTTGATTCAATCAAGGACAGAAGAATATCTAAAGCAACCTGTGAGAGGTTTAATGTTCATGTTGAATATGACTCATCTGGTAATATATCCAAGCACCACTATCCTTACTATAGAGTTGATACTAATGATGTTGCTTTTGTCAAGACAAGAATAGTTCAAAATAAGAACTTCTTTTGTAAGGGCACTTCCTCTGGTTTAGGTCTTTTTGGTCAACAAATATGTAGGGGCTCTGGAAAGTTTATTACAATCACTGAAGGTGAGTGTGATGCTTTGGCAGTGGCTGAGATGTTTAATAATAAGTGGGATGTGGTCAGTATTCGTACTGGCTCACAAGGTGCCCGTAAGGACGTACAGGACAATCTGGAGTTTCTAGAAGGGTATGACTCTGTGGTTGTCTGCTTTGATAATGACAATGCTGGTAAGGCAGCCATAGAGTCCATTAAAGATCTCTTTAGCCCACATAAGCTAAAGATACTGAAACTCCCGGATGGGTTTAAAGATCCTTGTGAGTTGCTTAAGGAGGGTCGTATCTCTGACTTTATGCAGTGTTGGTGGGATTCAAAGTCCCATAAACCTGATGGGATTGTCACCTTTGAGGATATTATCAAGGAGGTAGAGAATGAAGAAGAAGACAATAGTATTCTCTACCCTTGGAGTGGTCTAAATCACCTTACCTATGGGTTCCGCCCTAGTGAATTAGTTACTGTCACTTCAGGTTCCGGTATGGGCAAGTCACAGATCCTTAGAGAGATGGAGTATTACCTTTACACCAATACTCTGGACAATATTGCTGTGATTGCTTTGGAGGAGGTGCCCAAGAGGACTGGTCTTGGTATTGCTTCCATCATGGCAAACCAACCTTTGCACCTACCAGGGGTATCAAAGGAAGACCGTGTAGAGTGGTTGAAGAAGATCAATCCTTCAAGGTTCTACTTTTGGAAGCACTTTGGTAGTGCTGATGATGACAGTGTGTTTAGCCGTATCAGGTACATGGCTAAAGCATATGATTGTAAATGGTTCATTCTCGACCATATCAGCATCATCGTGTCGTCACAAGAGGGTTTTGGCGACGAGAGAAGAGCCATTGATGCGATCATGACCAAGCTCAGAACACTGGTTCAGGAGCTAAACATTGGTATGTTCCTTGTATCTCACCTTAGACGCCCTCAAGGCTCCAAGGGTCACGAGGAGGGTGCTCAGGTGTCCTTGAGTGAACTAAGGGGTTCTGCTGCTATTGCACAGTTGTCGGACTGTGTGATTGGTCTTGAACGTAACCAGCAGGCAGAGGACTTGAAGGAAGCAAACACCACTGTGGTGCGTGTTCTGAAGAATCGATTTGCTGGTCTCACGGGTGTAGCCTGTAAACTGTTCTATGAACGAGACACAGGTAGACTGGTGGAAGTACCGGATGATGCTGCTGAACAGAACTATGAGGTTCCCTTTTGACATTACTTTACACTGACATTGAAGCTGATTCCCTAAACCCCACAAGGATATGGTGTGTATGTGTCAATG